TAGAAATGCTATTGTTGTAGAAAGCACTGGTTCAACTATGAAAGCATTGTCATCTGATGCCAGAACTGCTCATGGTTTAAATGCGAGTGCGGTAATTTGTGATGAGTTACATGTTTGGACAAAACCAGATGCCAGAGATTTATTTGAGGCGCTCATTACTTCGCAAGGTGCAAGAAGTCAACCGTTGACTATATCTATTACAACTGCGGGAACAGCAGAGCCAACATTGTGGAAGGAAACTCATAATTACGCTGAACAAGTAAGAGATAATGTTATAGATGAAACTTCTTTCTTACCTGCTTTGTGGTGTGCAAAGAAAGAAGAACCTTGGGATGACCCTAAAGTATGGCATAGAGTAAATCCATCTTTGGGCATAACCACACCAGTTGAATTTTATGAGCAGGAATGTGCGAAAGCAAAAGCGTTGCCGAGTTATGCAAATGCTTTTAGACGTTTGTATCTCAATCAACCTACCGAAGCATTGAGTCGTTGGCTTTCAATGGACGCTTTTGATGATTGTGAAGAAAGATATAGTGAAGAAGAATTATACGGCAGGAAATGTTATGTTGGTTTAGATTTATCTTCTACTTTGGATTTGACCGCATTAGTTTTAGCATTCCCTAGAACAGATGATGAAGGAAAAGGTTTTGATATATTGCCTTTCTTTTTTATTCCAGAAGCAAACATTGACAGAAGATTAAGAACTGATGGCGTTCCATATCCTACTTGGCGAGATGCAGGTCATCTAATTTGTACCTCTGGCGATGTTATTGACTATGGTTTTGTGCTAAATAAAATACTAGATTTATCTAAAAGATACGATATTAAAGAGATAGCAATAGATAGATGGAACGCTACTCAAGTTGCTATCTCATTGGAAGCGGAAGGTTTCAATGTTGCTTACTTTGGTCAGGGTTATAGGAGTATGTCTGCTCCATCCAAAGAATTAGAAGCATCTGTGATTGGAAAAAGGTTAAGACATAATGGTCATCCGGTATTAAGATGGAATGCAAGTGTTTGTGCCGCTGAAGAAGATAGTGCAGGAAATATAAAACCATCCAAAAAAAGAAGCAACGAGAGAATAGATGGTATAGTTGCAACAGTTATGGCAATAGGCAGAGCAATATCTAGTAGTGATGACAAAAGCGTCTATGAAAATCGAGGCTTGGAGAGCATATAAATGGGTTTGATAAATTGGTTTACAAAAGATAAAAAAGAAACTCGTGGCACTTTAAGAGATGCTACTTGGTGGGCAAAAACGTTTACGGGTTCAAATACAAATACAGGAATACAGGTAACGGCAGATAGTGCATTGCACCAACCTGCCGTTTTTGCTTGTGTAAGAGCAATTAGTGAAGATGTTGCTTCATTGCCTATTAAAGTGTATTCAAAAGTATCTGATATGGTAAGAGAAGGAATTGATTCGCACCCAGTATCTCAATTGCTTGGTAAAAAGCCTAATGCAGAAATGACACCATTTACTTTTAAAGAGGTAATGACTGCTCACGTTTTGTTATACGGCAATGGTTATGCAGAGATTGAAAGAGATAATTCAGGCAATGCAATAGGTCTTTGGGTATTGTTGCCAGAAAACATGCAGTTGGAAGTAATAAATGGCGAAGTGTTTTATCATTACTATTCTAATCAGGGAACTATAACTTATCCAAGCAATAAGATATTCCATCTTAAAGGTCTTGGTCATGATGGTTTAGTGGGCTATTCACCTATTGAATACGCAAGAGAAACTATCGGTATAAGTTCTGCGATGGAAAAAAGTGGCGGTGCGTTTTTTGCTAATAGCAGTAGACCATCAGGAATATTATCTCATCCTGCCAAGTTATCAGAAGAAGCAAGTAAAAGATTAAGAGAAGGTTGGTCGGGTATGTATTCTGGTTCAGACAACACGGGTCGAACTGCGATATTAGAAGAAGGCATGAAATGGGAACAACTTTCCATTCCTCATTCAGACGCTCAATGGTTAGAAGCAAGACAATACTCTTTACAAGACATTGCTCGTATTTATAGAATGCCACCGCATATGATTGGCGACTTAAGCAATGCAACCTTTAGCAATATAGAATCTCAGCAAATTAGTTACATGCAAACTACATTGATGCCATGGATGAGGAGATGGGAACAGGAAATCAATCGTAAGTTAATTGGTGACAATGAACAAAAAGTATACGCTGAGTTTTTAGCCGAGGAATTATTAAGAGGTAATACTTTAGAAAGATACGATGCTTATAGAATGGCAAGAGAATCCGGTTGGTTGTCTGTGAATGACATTAGAAAAAGAGAAAATCTCAATCCAATAGATGGCGGGGATTCTTATATTCAACCACTTAACTTCATTGACAGCAATTTGGCTAATGAAGTGCAAGGTACGAATGAAGGGCGAGCATGGTTACATGATTCGGTAAAAAGGTCGGTAGGTATAATCAGAAATTTCTATACTAGAAAAGTAGACAAAATGACCGATGAGGAATGGAAAGAGTTTTTAATTACCTCTGACCATCAATTGCGAGATAAAGTAGTGGATATAATAGATGCTTCATGCAAAGATAGAAGTATTAGTTCAAAAAATGTGGCTGAAATCTTGCTTGGAACTTGTAGTTCGGCAATACAATCTTCAGCATCTAAAAAGCGTAGCGTAGAAAATTGCAATTCATGGGCAAATAGTTTTATGAATGAAGCGAGTTTAGACATTGTAATTAAACGGAGTCAAGAAAATGAGTAAAGAAGAACAACGAATAGTGCCAGACGAAGATGGTAAATGCCCAGTTGGTTATCATAAAATGAATGCAGACGATGACCACGATTCTGTTTGGTGTATGGAAGGCGAAAGCCACGATGACGATGATGAAAGTGGTTACGGTAGGTCGGAATCAATCCAAAAAGAAACTCGTATATGCAACGACTTACATCTTGCTCATACTCGAAGTGAAGATGATTCTGTTGCTGATACGCCAAAAATTGTTGGATACGCTTCTGTGTTTAATTCAATGTCTGAAAACCTTGGTGGGTTCAGAGAATTAATCCAACGTGGTGCATTTGCTAAATCGCTAACTGATAATGATGAAGTGCATGCTTTGTTTAATCATGACGATAACAAAATACTTGGCAGACGAGGTGCAGGAACTTTAAAGTTGTGGGAAGATGACCATGGACTTAGAGTTGAAATTGACCCGCCAAATACTACCGATGGTAACGATGTAGTAGAATTGTTGCGTAGAGGAGATTTGGTAAGCATGTCTTTTGGTTTTTACAATATTAAAGACGATTGGGAAACAAGAGATGGCGAGGACATTAGAACAATAAAAGAAGCAAAACTTTTTGATGTTAGCGTGGTAACTAATCCCGCTTATCAAGCAACGGAAGTAAATGTTCGTTCTTATGATAAGTACGTGGCGAGTAAAACAATAGAAAAAACCGATTTTAATGCCATTGGTGAAACTATAGATTTGCGTCTTAAATTACGTTTGGCGGAAGAAAATTAAATGTCGTATAAAACAAAAATAAAATTATTTGAATTTGGAACAATGATACTTACTGTCTCAATTACCTCTTTGATTGTTTTAGTTGTTTGTAAGGCAAGTCATTAATGCTTTATTGGGATAGAATAAAAGTAATACTTAGACCCGCTATAACAGTTGTGTGCTTAATTTTTTGGCATTACTACTATAACTAATAAGCCCGTTGGCTTTAATTTAAAAACTTGCCGTTGCAAGAATCGTAGAAACATTTTTATAAAACAAGGAAAGACAAATGGAATCACAAGATTTAAGAGAGCAACGGTGCAAACTAATTGCAGATGCTCGAACACTAATGGACAGCACGGAAACACTTGATGCCGAACAACGGTCGCAAGTTGATACTATGCTTAATGATGCGGATACTTTGAAAAAAGATATTGACCGTGTTGAACTAATTGAATCAGAAGAACGGTCAATGAAAGCGTCAGCAGGAAGAATTGCTGATTTCGAAGTTGCTAAACCAGAAGAACGAAAACA